GCGTCACATCAAGATTGCCAAGAACAAGCTCAGCGGCTGGCATGGTATTGTACATTGTGAGCTTGACGGAGCACGAGCAATTTATCAAGCATAAGGAGAACAACTAATGACTACTGTTAACATTACATATAAGCCGTGGGAATATCACTGTGGTGATGGCTGCTGCACAAGTTGGGGTGTAGATGCTACAGTCACTGTTGGTGCATTCACGTACAACATTGAGGCGGGTGGCGAAGAGGGTGTGCTTCGTGACTTCATTGAGAAGCACTACGGTGATGATGTTGAGATTGAATACGAATATAAGGATGAGGATGAAACTTATGAGTCATGAGGAACAGCTTCTAGCTATACGTAAAGAGCTAATCGAAGAAGCATTGCAGAAGTATGATACAGCTACAGGGCTATACGGATACACTATTCTCCGTGCAGCACGGGATGGATTGCTACAAGTAAAGGAGTAACAATGAAGTGGTGTAAAGGCGACGAAGAACATATTGAGTTAGAAGAGCTAGAGAGTAGAGTGTGGCGTGAAGATGATTTGTATAAACTTACATGCAGTAAATGTGGTAAAACAGGTACATCTTTAGCTAGGCGTCCTAATCAAGCATCTCTTATGTGCGGAGAAATAAAGGAGTAGCAATGACCGAATACATCCTAGACGTTGAGAATAGTACCACTACACACCACGACAAGCTGCACCTTGATCCATTTGAAGCAGCTAACACTCTGACTATGGTTGGTATGCAACGTGTAGATGATGCTAGGAAGTTGATGCTTCCATTTGACCACGAAGAGGCACAAGATACCACAGGAGCTAACCACAAGCGTATCCAAGCTGCACTGGATAAGTGTACGCTGCTCATTGGTCACAACCTAAACCATGACTTGATGTGGCTGTGGGAAAGTGGCTTCAAGTATGACGGCCCTGTGTACGACACAATGCTTGGAGAATATCTGCTACTACGTGGCCTCGACGAACCACTGTCACTGGAAGCTTGTGCTATTCGTCGTAAGCTACCCGTGCAGAAACAGGATACACTTAAGGCTCACTTCAATGCTGGTGGTACCACTAGAAACATGCCACTAACAGAGCTTACAGAGTACCTTAGCTTTGACCTTGGTACCACTAGAGAGCTATACCTAGCGCAGCTAAAAGACTACAACAGAGAATACTCCAAGTCACTTATTCCTGTGCGTAACACAACTATGCAAACATGTGTCGTGTTGACACGAATGTATTGTAACGGATTTGCAGTTGATAGTGACGCATTGGCAGAAGTTAAGCTTGAGTTTGAGACTGAGCTAGCACAGATTGAAGAACGTCTGTATAAGCAAGTGCGGATACTTATGGGTGATACTCCTGTTAACCTCAATAGCCCTGAGCAAATGTCTCAAGTTGTGTTTAGCTGTGCATTGAATAATAAGAAAGAGTGGGTGCAACTATTTGAACACACTAAGACAGATGCTGAATTCAAGGCTGCAGTTAAAGCTAACACAAAGCCTCTGTTCAAGACTGTAGCGTATCAGTGTCCTGTGTGTGAAGGCAGGAAGTACGTACACAAGACCAAAGCCAATGGGCAACCATACGCTAAAGCTAACAAGTGTAAAGAGTGTGATGCAAATGGCTTCCTACTTCGTAACACAAAAGAATTAGCTGGTCTTCGCTTCTCAGCACCAAGTAAAGATTGGGTTTCAGCTAATGGTTTCTCTACAGCTAAAGACAATCTGTCTACGCTAATCGTTGTGGCTAAGCAAAACAAGATGGATGAAGCGGAACAGTTTCTGCTTGATCTACAACGCATGAGTGCTGTGTCTAGCTACCTCTCTAGTTTCGTTGGTGGCATTGAAGCTTACACTAAAGCCGATGGGCTGCTACACGTAGGTCTGACACAACATATCACTGCAACGGGTCGCTTTAGTGGCCGTAACCCTAATATGCAGAACATGCCACGGGGCGGTACATTCCCTGTTAAGAAAGCTTTCGTGTCACGCTTCAAAGGCGGCAAGGTTATGGAAGCTGACTTCGCACAGCTAGAGTTTCGTGTTGCTGCTTACTTGGCACAAGACGAATTGGCTATGGAAGAAGTGCGTACAGGCTTCGACGTTCACAGTTACACAGCAAAGGTTATTACAGATGCAGGAGAGGAAACCACACGACAGAATGCCAAAGCCCACACGTTCGCACCTCTGTATGGCGCTACGGGACACGGTAGAACGGTTGCTCAAGCTGCTTACTACCACCACTTCATTGAGAAGTATGTTGGCATTGCTGCTTGGCATAAGAAGCTTGGTGATGAAGCTGTTAGGTTTGAAAAGATCACCATTCCAAGTGGCAGGCAATATGCTTTCCCCAACACTGTACGGCGTAAGAATGGCAGCGTAACCAACTTCACTAGGATCAAGAATTATCCGGTGCAAGGTTTCGCTACAGGTGACATTGTTCCAGTTGTGCTTATTGAGATTGATCGGCGGCTACGAGAGGGTAACTTCAAGTCTCTGCTTGTCAACACTGTGCATGACTCCATTGTGTTCGATGTACACCCCGACGAGATTGACCGCATGATTGCTCTTATTGATGGCATGAACGCTGATCTGCATGACATTATCAAGAACGCTTTTGGTATTGACATGAACGTGCCTCTTCTGCTAGAAGCAAAGATTGGTGACAATTGGCTGAACCAGAAAGACGTGAAGAAACTGTGACTAGGCTAAACAAAAAGCTTGACACAGATACCTAAAATGAGTATAACTACTTCTCCGCCAAACGAAACAAAGCGGAAAGTTAACAACAAAAGGAACCAAAATGAGCAATGATATCGCACTCCTGAACGACACCTTCGACGCTGGCACTGACCTCGCTAAGATGTTGGGCTTCTCCACTGGCGGAGGTAACGAACAAGCCAGCACTCTTGCAGAACTCAAGCAACTCTACAAAGCTGTCAAAGGTGAAATGGAGCATAAGGGCAAGAAAATGACGGTTGAAACTGTCGCTGGTGGCAACTACTCGCTGACCACTGCTGACGGTAAAACGATCTACTCTGACACTGTTACTGTTCGTATCTTCATGCAACGCTATCAGTATCAACGTTTTGAGAAGTATGCTGCACCTGTTGAAGGTAAAGACGGTAAGATGTTCCGTTCAGTGATGGCACTTAGCCTCAACAGTGGCGACTTGAAGGATAACTACGGTGGCTTCAACTGTGGTCGTCCCGGTGGTTACATCAAAGACTATGATACCTTGGCTGGACCTTTGCGTGACATTGTGAAGAACACCAAGCGTGTGCTGCTTGTCTTCGGCTACGTCACTCTGGATAACCCTGTTGACGAGAACGGTAACACTGTAGAGTTTGCTGGTCCTACGCCCTTCTTCATGCGTATCAAGAACAGCAAGAGCTATAAGAACGTGGAAGGTGTTGCCAAAGCTTTGGCTAAGCTTAACCGTCTGCCCATTCAGTATAATGTGCGCTTCACCAGTGACTCTGTGCCTCTGCCTAACGGTGAGCTTAACCACTTCGTTGTAGCTGAGCCTATCGCACCTGTGGAGCTTACCGCAGAAGATCAGCAAGCAGTGAAAGACTTCTTGGCTTGGGTTGAATTCAACAACAGCATGATCTTGAAGCTGTGGGCTGCGGTGCATGAAGATGATATTACGGAAGAGCAGAAAGAGTTGCTGCAATCCATGATTGATATTAGCAATGACACTGCTACTGTAGACTACAACGACGATGAAATCCCGTTCTAAGGAGTAGCGTATATGAACCATCCAGCAGAAGTAGCACTTCATATGTTGCTTCAAGCTGTAGCTGCAGGGTCGGGGAGTGTCAGCGATGATATCCTCGACCAAGTGGCTGCAGACGTGAAAGCTTCTCTAAAGAAACAACTCAGTGGTCCTTCACGTAAGGAAAACTTCTCACTACGAATGTCTAACCTAGGTCGTCCTACGTGTCAGCTTTGGTTTGATAAGAATAAGCCAGAGCTTGCAACTCCAATGCAACCGTTCTTCCTTATGCAGATGCTTATCGGTGACGTTACAGAAGCAGTGTTCAAGGGTTTGCTTCGTGCAGCGGGTGTTGAGTTTGGTGAATCTGAAACTGTATTCCTAAAAGTTGGTGACACAGAGATTCGTGGTAGCTACGACTTGAAGCTTAACGGTGCCATTGATGATGTTAAGTCTGCATCACCTTGGAGCTTCAAGAACAAGTTTGACAACTACGAAACGCTTGAAGAAGGTGACAGCTTTGGCTATGTTGCACAGCTTGTAGCTTATGCTACTGCTGCTGGCGTAGACGTTGGCGGCTGGTGGGTAATTAACAAGTCTAACGGTGAATTCAAGTACCTCAAAGCTACACCTGATGTAGACAAGGTGCTTAAGCAGATCGAAGCCACTGTCAGCTACATCAACAATGATGAACCGTTTAAGCGTAGCTTTGAAGCAGAAGCAGAAACGTTCTACGGTAAGCTTACGGGTAACTTGGTTGTGCCGGAAGCGTGTCACTTTTGTAACTACAGATCGTCGTGCTGGACCAATGTTCGCACTCTGCCTAAGCTTGTGACTAAAGCTTCCACCAAAGAGGGTGCCATGACTGACTATGTGTATGTTGCACCAGAACACGAAGAGAAGGCGCAGAAGTATGAGCAATGAAGAAATAGGCTACTACGAAGTTGGTGTGTACAAACGCTATGAGGATGAAGTCAAGGAAGCATTTGCGCTAAAGGGACTTAACGTTGTTGTTGTCAGAGAGTTTCAACATAAGGAACAGGGACGCATCACTCGTGTTAAAATCAATGTGCAGGGCGAACCACTATTTGCGGATTGGAAGAGTGGTGAAGTTATCCGTAATGTAATTGAGATTGTGGCTGAGAAAGCTGCACAAATGGTCCAACTAAGGGAGCAAAATAATGAGTAATGAAGAAGATAACCCAATCAAGTATGCTGTGTACAATGTAAAGACCAACAAGTTTTGGAAACAAGGAAGTACCTTTGGTTCTGTAGGTGCAGCTAAGAATTCATGGACTGCTAACACACGTTATCGTGATGTGTATCCTCTTACGGAAGCAGCGTTCTGGAAACGTCCTAAGTGGTCTGTGGATGCACATGAACTAGGCTATGTAGTTGTAAAAGTAAAGCTAGTAGTTGTAGATGAAACCTAATACACAAAGAAAACATAATCCTAGAACTTACCGCAGTGGCCTTGAAAAAGAGGCTGCTGCTTTTTTGTCTAAACACAATGTACCGTTTCGCTATGAAGAGGTTAAGATTGAGTGGGAAGACCTAAGCTACAGAACATACACCGCTGACTTCATTTTAGACAACGGCATCATCATTGAAACTAAGGGAATGTTTGATGCTGACGATAGGCGTAAACATCTTGAGATAAAAAAGCAACACCCTGAGTTAGACATTCGCTTTGTGTTTAGTAACGCTAAAGGAAAGCTTTACAAAGGTTCAAAGACGTGCTATAGCCAATGGTGTGAGCAACACGGTTTCCAGTGGGCGCACAGAGTTATACCGCTTACGTGGCTACAGGAACACGGTACACCAATCACAGAAACAAAGATCAAACTTAAAACATCACGGAAGGATACTTAATGAGTGAAGCTACCAACACCAAAACCAAGGGACTCAAGAAGCTGACTAAAGCGCACAGCATTCCGCTTAAGCTAGCTAAGGGCGGCAAAGAGTTTGTGCGTGATAGTAGCAAGAGCCGTAAGTACAAAGTAGCTGGTGAATAAGCATGGAGTACGAAGATGATGATGGCAACGCTATCTACTCGCTGATGCTTGTGCCATACTACGAAGATAGCGGTAGTCTCAATGTCAAAGTAGGTATGGCCTTTCCTTTTGCAGAAGATGAAGATGATGCGCTTCATGTTCAGATGGTCAGTATGCTTACCCTTCTAGCTACAGCTTTCAAGCTGACACAAGAAGATGAAAAGTTTACTGCAAAGCTTATCAAGAAGTCCAAAGGTATGCTGGAAGACTTTAAGCAAGACATGGAAAAGAATAAAGTTAAACCTAAGCAATATCTGGATGAAGAAAAGAAAGTTGTGAAGCCTAGCTTTAAGGGGAACAAATGAGTGAAGCTAAAAAGACCACAAAATCTGACGGCAGTGCTAGCAGCTATTACGACTTTCCTGCTGGTGCTACCACACTAAACGATGTAATGGAAGACCTTGCTGCTAATCGTTGGCACGGTGATGCACTACACCTCAAGGATATCTTCAAAGCTGCGTGGCGCTGGGGTGAGAAAGAAGGCACTACCAAAGCCTATGATGCACGTAAAATCATCTACTACGGAGCACGACTGCTAATGCTATACGCTGGCGTTGAAGCTTTGCGTACCACACTGCAATCTCTACTCGACGACAAACAATTCCAAATCAAAGGAGAAGCCAAATGATTAACGCTACCCAAGAAGTCTCTGAGTTCATCCGTGTCTTTGACGCTTCCACGGACATTGCTCTGTGGGAACGCCTCATTGAAGAGGAGGTTATGGAGCTTCATGTAGAGCTTACTGCTGACACCATCAATCGTGAAAATGTGCTAAAAGAAGCGGCTGACGTTATCTACGTTGTGACTCCGTTGATTGGTATTGTGGAAGCACTCGGTGATATTGGCCTTGTGTCACAAGAGCGTATGCTAAAGCTGCAGAAGCTTGTTGAACGTGCAGACAATAAGCTGGAAGTTGCCATCGGTATGTTTGGTGAAGAAACCATTGAGAAAGCTGTGAAGCTGGTACACGCAAGCAATATGTCGAAGCTTGGTGATGATGGTAAACCTATTCGTCGTGACGATGGAAAGATTCTCAAAGGGCCAAACTACAAGGCTCCCGATCTGAGTACATTGGTGTAATATGCGTTTCAGTATCGCTGTAGAGATTGAAGTGGACGAGGGCAGCAATGTTCTCTCCACCTACACCAAGAACCATGAACAAGACGTAGCGGATGCTGTTGCTAATCTGCTACATGACCTAGACGATGCAGAAATCTCTGACATTGTTGTAACGAAATTGAAGGACTAAAATGGCTAAACATAAAGTATCCGCACGAGCAGAAATCCTAACGCGCAGGACATACAATAGACCTCTTGATGAAGCAGGTAACGTATTTGAAACATGGACACAGACTGTTGATCGTGTTATTGGACACCAAGAGTGGTTGTGGAAACGTGCTGCTAAAGGTGAATTGACTAGTGAAAACTATGCAGAGCTTCAAGAGTTGCGTAAGCTTATGCTTGATCGTAAAATCTCCACGTCTGGACGTACTCTGTGGCTTGGCGGCACCTCTGTTGCACAGACTCGTGAAAGCTCAATGTTCAACTGTAGCTTCGGTGAGATTGAGACTGTACACGATGTAGTTGACGCTCTGTGGCTTCTGCTGCAAGGTTGTGGTGTAGGGTTTAAGCCTGTCGTTGGCACTCTCAATGGCTTCACTCGTCCTACTACTGTTGAGACTATTCGCTCCACTCGCACTAACCGTGGCTTTGAGCACAACACAAACTACTTCTACATTCGTGATGGCTTGAAGGTGTGGGAGCTTCGCATCGGTGACAGTGCAGAAGCATGGGCTAAGGCTGCAGGTAAGCTTCTAGCTATGAAGGAACCTGTTGACGTTATTGTGCTTAACTACCAAGAGATTCGCCCTGCTGGTGAACGCTTGAAGGGTTACGGATGGATTAGCTCTGGTGATGATCAAATTCATGTAGCATTCAAAGCTATCTGTGAAATCCTGAGTAAACGTGCAGGTAAACTGTTGCGTGAAATGGATATCCTCGACATTATGAATTGGCTTGGTACCATTTTGTCGTCTCGGCGTTCTGCAGAGATTGCAGTGATGGACGTTGAAAGTGTAGAGATTGACGACTTCATTGTGGCTAAGAAGGATTATTGGCTGCACAACAATTACCACCGCACTCAAAGCAACAACTCAATTCTGTTTCATCACAAACCATCTAAGTGGGAGCTTCTGCACATCTTCCAAAAGATTCAAGAAGCGGGTGGTTCTGAGCCGGGGTTCATCAACGCAGAAGCTGCAACTAAACGTGCGCCTTGGTTCAAAGGCGTCAATCCTTGTGCTAAGTAATTTTGGCACTTTAGCGAGTAATCGTTAAATAAAACTATGCGAACTGCTGGAAGTCTGTTAAAGCTGTGTGGCTACAGCGTGATCTGAAAAGATGGGCGCGAATTGCTAAAAACACACAGCGTTGGGTAATCAGCAACCAAGCCCTTTTAACATGGGGAAGGCTCAACGACTAAATGTGCATAGCCCTCGGGCATACAAATAGGATGGGAATAATGAAAGAAGACTTCGATAAAGGTATACAAATGGCTGTCCACGCAAAGGACATTAACTATTTTGCAACGGAAGCAAAGTCCATTGCTTCTAAATATGGTGTATCAGTAAAAACTGTGTATAATAGATTCGCTAGTATATATGGGGTAAGTGCAAGGGAGCATATCTCTTCCCTAATTGAACCTAGCTCCGAGTATCTGGCATCCCTAGTGCTAACTACAGAAAATGTAACAGAGCTTAAAGATATACTTAATCTACCTCAAAAAATGATTACTGGTATTTTTGATAAGCACTTTGGGTGTTCTACGTATAAATCAACAAAAGAAAAGTTGTTGATGGAAGCCCCTATTACAGTAAGAAATCACCCATTCAGAGAAGATAACGTAGCACTGCTTATGTCTCAATACCTAGGAGATGGTTCCTACGACAAGAAGCGTCACGCCCTGCGAGTTGTACACGGAATGAAACAGGCAGAATATCTTAAATGGAAGGTAGGACTGCTACATGATGGGTATAATGAGATTTCTACTAAAATTACGCAACACCTACATAAACAAGGACATGAATATGTATCTTGGTACTCTGGTAAGCTGGGTAACGTAGACTTTCCAGAAAGTATGTGTGATGCAGTAAAACTTCTTACTCCTCTAGGATGGCTTTTACTGTACTTTGATGATGGATGTTATGGACAAGACATTCATATAGTAAACAATAAAGAAGATGTAGCTGTAGCCATGCAGCAAGAGCTTCTGACGTATGGCATTAAATGCAGAGTAAATAAGTGTAGTAATGCTAATGCGTACATAGTAACGGCTTGTGGAGGAGAGCACTCTATTCGCTTTTACAAAAACTTTATCGAACCATATCTCTCAATAATCCCTCTATGTATGCAATATAAAACTGAGGTGAAGATATAGTCTGTAGTAATGGGGGTTAGCTTCCGTACTAAGGAAATCCTTCTAGGAAATAAGTCTTTTTGTAACCTTGTTGAGGTAGACCTCGGTAAGTTTAACGGTGATATTGAGGGTCTGTATCGTGCTATGGAAGTAGCTGCACGTGCTAACTACCGACAAACTTGTGTCAACCTTGATGATGGTGTTCTGCAGCGTTCTTGGCATGAGTTGAATGAGTTTCTGCGTCTGTGTGGTGTTGGTATCACTGGCATTGTACGATGGGAACACGTCAACAATGCTGTAGCTTATGCAGCTATTCGTGTCTATGCTAAGCAGGGTGCTGATAGCATGGCTGACGAGCTTGGCCTACCCCGTGCTAAGCTTGTGACCACTGTTAAGCCTTCTGGTACGCTGGGTAAGATTATGGATACCACAGAGGGTGTTCACAAACCGCTTGGCAAATATATCTTCAACAACGTCAAGTTTGGCAAGCATGATCCTCTTGTGCCTCTGCTTAAAGCTGCAAACTACCACGTCTTTGAAGTTGAAGGTATCACGGATGCTGTTATGGTCCGACTTCCTGTGTCATATGAAGACGTAGCATTTGATGTTGTGGATGGTGTTGAGGTTAACCTTGAGTCTGCTATTGCACAGCTTGATCGCTACAAGCTTCTGATGGATAACTATGTGGATCACAACTGTTCGGTGACTATTAGCTATGATCCGAGTGAAGTGCCAGCTATCGTTGATTGGCTTCTACATAATTGGGATACGTATGTGGGTGTTAGCTTCATCTATCGTAATGATCCGACTAAGACTGCTACTGATCTTGGTTACACATATCTTCCGCAAGAAGTTGTGACCAAGGAAACATTCAAAGCATACACCAAGACGCTGCTGCCCCTTGACCTTGACAAAGCTAATACGCTTGAAGAATTGGATCAAGAAAGCTGTGCCACTGGTGCTTGCCCCATTCGATAAGGAGTGTAAAGTATGACTAAAGGTGAATACAAAGTAGGCATTGACTTCAATCCTAGCCAAGATGATGTTGTGGGGCGCATTAAGCGTCTCGCAGCAGACTTCATCGACTTGGTGGATTCCATTGAAGTGAAGATGCCTACTGCAGATACGGATACGGCAATGTGGACACAGGTACAAGAAAAGGGAAGGCTCAAAGCAGAAGCCATGACTGAGATTGAGTTGGCAGCTATGTGGGCTGTTAAAGCTGCAACTAAGGGGGTACCTAAGTAGCATGTATTACATCATTACACGTGAAGACTGTGGTTACTGCGACAGAGCTAAGGGATTACTTAAAACTAAAGGTCACAGCTTTGAGCCTTATTTATACACGGAGCACCCTATGTTTAAGAAGCTGATGCGACGAGCTAGCCTTGATACAGTACCACAGATTTGGCACAATGACACCTACATTGGTGGCTACAATGATCTAGTTGAATATCTAAACGCTTGGAAGGAGGTATAACAATGATTCTGCAAATGATTAGCAACAGCATCCCTGAGCTTCTGCTAGCACTTACTGCTTTCATTGCTTTCAAAGTACGAAAGTATTAAGTTGACATTGTTGTAGCTTTATGCTATAACTAGTTAGTGTTACAATACATCAGACAGAAATACGTACTATCCTAGCTTTTGTAACACGAACACGCTCCTAAAGCATTGGTGGTGATGCAACGGATTTGTAACCCGTAGAACTTAGTTCAACTCTAAGTAGGAGCACCACGTTGGTTTAGTGTAGTGGTAACACGGCAGTCTCCAAAACTGCAGTCCTTGGTTCGATTCCAAGTTCCTTCGCCAAATATCACTAGGAGTTTATATGTCAAGTTGGGACGGATCAGTTGTAAATCCTACAGTTTATGTAGAGAACGGCTTAGAGAGTTGGGTGCTTGACTCTAACGGCAATCCTTATGTAGTAACTAAACGCTACAAGATGGGGTTTGACTTAACTCCTAAAGCACAAAAAGAAGAGACTACACTACCACAGACACAAAGCATTAGACCATTTATGCTTGTGTTCTAACTTCATAACAGAAACCCTCAATAAGAGTGAATACCAAATGGCACTAAAGCGAACTACAAAGTATAAGAATGCAGATAGTGAAGCTGCAGCTAAATACGTAAAGCTTGTTGCTATGAATGAAAAGCAACAAGATTACATTGATGCTCTAGCTAACCACGATCAGCTTATTGTGCTTGGACCTTCTGGTACAGGTAAATCATACATTGCAGCTACATATGCGGCTAACTTGTATCTACAGAAGAAGATTCACAAGATCATCATTACGCGGCCAAATGTAGCTGTCGGTAAAGAGTTGGGTCACTTGCCGGGAACGCTAGAAGAAAAGTATTCTCCGTGGCTAGCTCCAATTCTTGATACACTAGAGAAGCATCTAGGTAAAGCAGTGGTAGAAACAGCACTAAAGAATGGCAACATTGAAATGGCACCTCTTGCGTTTATGCGAGGACGCTCATTTGATAATGCCTTTATTATTTGCGATGAAGTACAAAACACCTCTGTTGAAGAGTTTAAGATGTTCATTACTCGTGTTGGGCAAGACTGTAAAGTTGTAATGAATGGTGATATCAAACAGTCAGACATTCGTGGTCAAAGTGGGCTAGCTAAAGCGATTGATCTAGCTAAGAAGTACCACATTGATGCAGCGGTAATTGAGTTTACCCTTGATGATGTTGTACGTTCTGATATCTGCAAACAGTGGCTAACAGCATTCTATGGAGAAGGTATATGATTAATATGTTGATGTACTACATTACTACTAAAGAGGGAAAACGCAAATGACACCGTATGAAGCAGGCTATCAAGGCTTTACTAAGACACACCGCAATCCGCATCGCTATGGTACTGCTGATCACAAAGCGTGGATTGCAGCTAAATCTGTTATTAGTAACCCAAACAAAGCTGACACGCAAGCTTATCGTGAGTGGGAGCGTGGCTTCAATGCTGCATACTTCTACAACAAAGAGAAGTTGAACAAAAATGGATGATCAAGCAAAAGCTAAGCAATTCTTCGCTGGACTAGCTGATTATATGCTACCACTAATTGAGTATCTTGATGATAACCTACATGCATCACAAGAGCTTACTAATGCTGAGACTAGGTTTTCAGAGTTTCAGTTTTGGCTAGGTGAAGCAGTTAACGCACACGGCATTAAATAAAAGTAAACCCGGCTGTAGCTTGAGTGCTACGCCGGGTTTCTGCATTGTTACGGTGCTGCTACTCGCTCTTTCTCAAGCTCAAGTCGATCAGACAAGATGTTTAGTTGTGCTGTGTTGAGGTCATATAAGTCGCCTTCACCGATAGCTTCACGGAAGATCGCAAGACCCTTCTTAAGCTCCTTCTCAGTATACTTATTAGACATATCAAATAGCAATGCCATTCGCGCATCTTCCACAACCATCGTGCCTCGGAGTGCATTGAGCGCATCCTTCTTAGCAAGTGTCAGTGCATTAGCGATACGGTTCTGCTTCATCTTAAGCTCTAGCTTATCAAAGGCAGGCGTATCTAGCACCTTCATTCGTGCTTCAATGTAAGGCTGGATTGCTTCATTCACAGCGTTGTTAGCCTCTGGAATGTAAGACTTCACGTTGGTGTCGTACAGCGCCCTACCAATCTTATTGAACATCTTTTCTGTTACAGAGCGAGGTGGTGCAATGCGTTCAGATAGAATGCTCAGCGGAGACAGAGGAATGTCTTTACGTGTCAGTACCTCTTTAGCAGGAGACACGCTAGCAGTACCTGTTGTAGCCTCAGTAAGCACAGCAAAGATTTGATCCGTGTACCGCATCGTCTCATTAAGCCACGCATGGCCTTGTTTACGATCTGGTGCAGCATAATCATCACCACGAGACATAGCCGCAATGTGGTTGATAGGATCAAGCGGACGTGTCAGGGCAGTGACATAATTAACGAAAGCACCCTCATAGGCTAGCTTAACTGCGGACTTAAAAATAGGATCAGCACCCTCTTCACCAGACAAAGCACTAGTCAAGCTATAGAAAAACGCTGCAATGCCTTGTCCTTCTTCACTAAGGTTTCGTGTAACCTGACCAAGACCGAACGTCTTCCAGCCCTCTTTATAATAAGCTAACTCTTCTGGCATTTCTTCATCTGAAACAGCGTAGTACAATAATGCGGCTGCATAGCGGAAGAAGTTTTCAGGATACTCCAAAGCCCTGCTTACAAGGTTTCCTTCACTATCTACGTTCTCACCATAGGAAAGCCCCAGCTTTAGGTCATGACCGTATTGTTGTGCCATAAGTGCAGCAGCAGTCCAACCAACAACACCACGAGCAATCAACTCTTCTGTGCTACGTGTAGACTTATTGAAGAACTTATCACCTCCTGCAACCTTGCTTGCAGCATTCATAGTGGACAGGATAACACGACTTGCAGCATTTACGCCAGAGAAGTCTGCCATAACACGAATGGTGCCGTTGAAGAATCGACCAAATGGAAGCACAGTACCAATGACAGGAATCTTACTTACATTCTCAATTAGGTACGCAGCCTTGTCAATGATACCTTTAGACTCACGCCAGCTTTTAGCAGGAAGGGATAGCGTCTGACGCCCAGTATCCTCAAATGCAGATGCTAGAATCTCCTGATAGTCTGATGTACGCATCTTCTTGAAAAGCTCAATGCCGTCTTGAGAGTAGAACTCCATAAGACCCATATCAGAGCCAAACTTAAGACGTAACTGCTTATCCAAGTTAGGGATGAACGCCATAGCCTTGGTCACATTGTCTACAGCCTTAGCACCATACACAACCTGTGCAGCATTAGCGTATTTATCAAGCATACCAAGCACAGGAGCGTCCTTCATATCGAAGCCGAACTGCTTCTTAAATGCTGCTTCTGTACCCGCAACGTCAGCACCACTAACCATAAAGCGATACATCTTATCCTGAATGTCAGCGTGTTCAGACAAGAAGCTGTTAAACGTCTCAATCGTAGTGCGAGGATCAATATATGAAGAATACCTAAACTTTAGATTCTTAGCAATAGCTGCAGCTTGTTCTTTCTGCGACTTAAACACAAAGCCCGCACCGTAGTGAATAGCGGTACGTACCACATCAGACATATCGTCCAAAGCAAACACTGCAAGCTGACCCTTCATGTTCAGAATAGTAGTGGATGGGTGAGCAGTAACAGTACGAAGGAATAGGTTGTGCAGAAAGCTAAGCTTACCCTTAGCCGTGTCCATAATAGTAGGTTCCGCAATTCCCATATTCTTAGCCTGAGTTTCAATGTCAAGAGACTCACTCCAAGTATTAGCAAGTTTACGCGCCCTAGCCATGACGTTAAGATTACGCCCAGCAGAACTCATTTTTGTAGCCAAGAAGTTAGACAGGTCTTCTTTAGTCTTGATATTGTAGTCAGGAGACTTCTTACCGAGAGTGTCACGGAAAGATTTAGCCATCTTCTCTGCGTATTCATCTGGGAGATTCAGAAACACATCAGTCAAGAAGTCTGTAATGCCTTCATCTGGAGCCTTCTTTCCAGGAATAGTTACACCAGAAGACAGCAGAGACTCAAGGATACCAGTTACACCAAGCTCTTCACTTCCCAGAATTAGGTACTCAAAGAATTCATCATCTGTACCCATATCAACTGTTTGATCAAGTGCAAGCTTAGTTTTACCTTTAGCTACCTTATTTGACCATGTTTCCGTTTTACGCAATGGCTTTTCAAGGATAGTACGCAATGCAAAGTCAAGGTTAACACTTATCTTCTCAGCAGCTACCTTAGCAGCAGCCTTTGGTGTAGACACTGCAGAAGCTTTGGACGCACGAATAGCTTCACCAATATCAGGTGCAGAGAAGCTAGATTTTGTGACTGTCTTTACACCATTAGCTGCAACCGTAGCAACTTCTTCCTTGTTGAAGGCTTTAGTAGCAAGCTTAGAGCCGCCTTTAAGACCCAAAGAAAGCATGTTACCACCGAGTACCCCCAAAGCAGTAAGGCCACCTTGGAATGCGCTGTAATCTTCTTGCTTACCAGAGATAATCAAACCTTGCTGATACGCATAGTCAACACCAAGGGTAAGTGCCGCATCAACGCCAAACTCTGCAATAGCTGCAGTACGTGCCGTCTTCTTAATACCTTCTTTGTACGCCACTGTCTTCATAGCTGTACGTAGGGCTGCATCATAGGCTTGTTCACCTATAACACGAGCAGCAGCAGACTTGGCACCCTTAGTAATAGCTTGTTCCGTAGCAAGCTTAGCAGCAGCCTTAGCAGCCACCTTAGCAGTCATAGCTGCACCCTTGGTACCAAAACGTGTAGCAATGCCTGCACCGCCAACTATAGCTGCGATGTTAGTAGGGTCAGCAATGGTAGCCCAAGCATAGTCATACACACCATCAAACGTGTCACCCCAAGTAGCTTCACTACTAAACATACTTGCAGTGTTATCCCACAAGTCGTAAGCGGCGAGTGCTGCGTCTTTCTCTTGCTGTGTACCAGTGGTTAGATTATACAACTCACCAACAACAGTCATTGAGTTACCAGCATTCCACATACGCATACGATTAACGTACATATCAGCTACTTCTTCGTTGCTGAGTCCTTCTACAGATTCACCAAGAGTAGTAACGAAGTAGTTACGCATAACCTTCTGCGCCCTTTCGTCCTCATACAGCTTCGACACTGTTAGAGGCTCAGAGGGAACATAGGGTTCTGTTGTGGCCGAAGGAAGTGCAGTAGGGGTAGCAACAGGTGCCGCCCCTTCTGTTGCTGGTGCTGAGGTACCCTCGAACATGGAAAAGTCAAGTACACGCTCGCCTATTGGTGCAGTGGTTGCAACTTCTTGTTGAGGCGTATCAAACATAGAAAAATCAAGTACACGCTCTTCCTTGTCCTTGATAGGCGCTGCGTGTTGTCCAGTCCTAGAGATAGGCGGCTTGGAGCGCAACTTATCAAAGATAGAAGTTTCAGTGTCAGCCATTTCGTTTTTCCTTGTTGTTACTTAGGTGGAAAGTTTAAGTAGTAGTCTTTCATCTGTTGATCTTGCAAAAAGTCTACAGTGAATGTTTTAACAAACTGATCTAGAGTTTTGACATAATTCTCTTTAGAAGGAAATAGCCCTTTACTATAGTTATCTGCAATAATGTTAGCTGCATCATATGGAGAGTCGATATCAATATTACCAAATTTAGTTGTGTTGATAATGGTGTTAAGCTTTTCGTATAGAGCAGGATCACGCTTAATATCAGGGTGCTGCAAGATGTTCACACCAGATTCAGCATTAGCCACAATAGTATCAAATAGAGCTTTGACGCCTACTTCACCCATAGCAGTTACAGTGTTACCTTCTGCTGCAGCATTGTACATGCGAGTAACATTAGCATGAAGATCAGTACCACTAAGATTAACGTCTTCACCTTCAAGAATTCGAACACGACGATTAGCTACGTTAGCAGCACTGATAGCAATGTCTTCACGAATCAACTTTACTGTCTCAGGTTTCATAGGAGCAGGAGCAATAGAATCAAGAGCACCAAACGCATTGAAGCCACCATCCATACTACCAGACACTTCTGTTTTGAAAGAAGCGGCACTTTCAGGAGTAGCACCCTCAAGACCCACGGTAGCAGTCCATGACCCAAATTCAGGTGACTTAAAGCCTAGTTCTTCACGAGCTTTCAACATCATGTTGATTTGAATGACAGCATTATCAGGGTCTTCTGCAATAGCTTTCTCAAGAGCAGGAGACACAGTACCACCAGCCTGTGCGTACAGTTTAAGTGCAGCAGTAGCCTCTTCGACTTTCTTGGATCGTGCAGCCTTAGTTTCCATGTCATACCGTGCAGTGACCATGTTCAATTCATGCTCAGTCTGCCTAGCCCAATCTGCATCTTTCTGCTTGCGCTCTTCTGCAATGAGTTCGTCTTCACGTTTCTGTTTACCACGCTCTCGCATGATGTTAGTAGCTTCACCGAAGAAGCCAGCAGCAAAACCTGCACCAGCCATTACATTGTTCCTTTACGTGCCATCAAACCAGTTTTAGCTACAGGTGCAGCCTCAACAGTAGCAGCGGTAGCTTCACTTGGCATAGTAGCATCTGGTGTAGCTTCTGTCAAGCTATCAGTCATTTCTGTGAGCAGCCCAGCGCCTTCGTCACCAGCTTTAAGCGTTTCTAGACGTTTACTAATCATGTAGCTTACTTTAGCTTTCTCTTTCTCAGCGTCTTTAACTTTGTTGCCGAAGCCTTCTTCATATTGCACTTTAGCTTTCTTAGCTGCAGTGATGATGAACTCGTGAAGCACAGGTGCCACAATGAGTCCAACGTCAACAGAGTACACGCCATTCATGGTAGCTACAGTGTTAAGTGTCTCTACCATAGCTTTTACAGGGAAGCCAGACTCAAGTGCAAACAGCATATCATCCATAACGTCAGGTTTAGTTAGACGCTTAGTTTGATACTTGATAGCTTCTTCGGGGTCTTCAATTTGAGGGGGTTGCTCCCACGGGGCGTTTCCCGGTTCAATGGTTAGCGATTGGCCGGGGATAGGTGCTGTAAAGTTCATTATTTACCCTTTAGTGAATTAGGAAGGTAGTCTTCAACGTAACGCATAGCTCTCAGCGATCTACCTTGTAGGTTAGCTGTTTCTGCTTTAGGACGTAGAAACTCTTTAGAGAACAATATAGCTGCAGCATCTGCAGTATCTGTACTACGTAGATCGGCCATAATATCACCCTCACTTGTGTTTGCAAGCTCATGCTTCAAGAAACCATAGTTAGCTTCATAGCTAGAAGGATCAAGTTTATTAGCGGCAGCATACTCTTCAAAAGCTACACGACGAGGACCAGTCCATTGAGCAAAGCCGTAGCCACCCTTTGATCCGGGAACAATAGGATCAATCTCTTGCATAAACTTGAAGCCACCTGTTTCGTAATCCAAGTTACCAACAACGCCAGCAGCTTGCTCTTTAGTCAGATCAAAGTCACGCATCAGATCACGCATCAGACGTTTGCCTGCATCTTTAGTTGGAAAGCCTTCCTTACGAGAACGTGGAGCAGTTGCCCCCGGAATAAGAGATACAGTTTCTGATAGGTTTTCTTGAATGTCAAGTTGCTCAGGATTACGCGCCTCACGCATAGCAGTAAGCATACGAACAGCTACAGTATCCTGAGACAAATCTCCTGCTGATGCCATCTGAATTCCCTGCTCTGCAGCAGCTTTAAGTCGAGACTTCTGTTCGTCTGTGGAGCGAGAGCCTAGCCCCCTGCGATATGTACCCGCAGTTTCAGGGCTAGGACCAGCGCCAGCTAGAATAGTGTCAGCTACAGTCGATGCTGATTGGTAGTAATTCTCATACGTCATAGCTTTTGTTAGTCCTTCATTAGCCGAATAGACCGCCACCACCAGAGCCACCAAAGATAATCTGAGCAGCAAAGGCACCCATAGCTGTATCCTTTTGAAGTTTAGACTCTTGAGCAGCAGTAAGCTTAGCCATTGCCACGTTAGCGGCACGTTCTGCAGCATTCTCTGATCCTTGGAAAGCGAAAGCCATGATGTCACGTTCTCGCTGCCAAATGTTAGCTAGTGCTTGTGTACTGATATTTGTTGCAGCCAATGCGTCTTGCATGTTAGCCTGTTGCTTGGCAGCAGTGTTAGTCGTAGCAATCTGTTGACGCCACTGAGCATTAGCTTGAGAAATCACAAGAGTGTTAGTGGCCTCAAACTGATCACGTTGATTCTGCACATCAGCATTAAACTTGTTGATGGTGTTAATCTGATCCGTATCAAATTGCTTCATGGCATTGGTTTGTGTTGCGTTAAATTGCTGAACCTGCGAAGACAACCCATCATAGAATTGCTTAACTTGGTTCTCCGAAGAGGCGTTGAATTGCTTGGAAGCATTCTCTGCAGCAGCATCAGTGAACAGCGATTGTAGCATAGATTGAGACTTAAACAAAGCAGTTTGTTGTGCATTGTTCAAGTTAGTCAAATCTGTTTGCAGGAACGCTTGAGCATTCTGTACAGCAGCCTGTTGACGGTTGTTAAGATTCGTCATATCAAGCTGAGCCATAGAGGCAACATCAGCCATAATCTTAGCGTTCTTAGCACTGAGGTTAGTCAGGTCTACAGTCTGTGCAAGCTGAGCATTCTCAAGTGCAATCTGTTGTTCAGCAGTAAAGTTAAGGTTAGCAATATCGCTGATCTTAGCAGCATTAGCAACACGAGTTTGGAAAGCTTGGTCAAAGTCTTGCTTCAAGAAGTCCGCGCGCATCTGAGCACCAAGCATAGCAGCCTGTTGACGATTGCTCAGGTTCTGCGATTCAAAGCTTGCACGAGTAGTAGCATCTGCCTGTGCGATAGGCATTGCAGCTTCCATAGCAGCTTGAATTACAGCTTGACCTGCGATAGAGCTAGCACCAAGACCACGCTGAACCAGCATAGCGTTAGCTGCCCGCATTGCACCAGCAGCCCAAGCAGGAGTTGCACCGTTGTCAAAGTCTGCCATCAGACCTTCAAGCTGACCTGCAACAGTTGCTTGTTTAGAAGGCAAAGCTTGTGCAGCCACAACTTGTGTAGCTTCATTGACTTTAGCCATATCAACTGCAGAACCAGAGATAGCTTCACCTGCTTGCAGAGCACGAGCAGCAGGAGCTTGAACAGTTTGAGCTTGTGCAATCTGTGCAGCATCCACATTAAGCTGTGCAAGATTAGCAGCGTTCATGGTAGCAGCTTGAGTAGTGGCACCAGCAGAAACGGTACCTTGTGCAGCCTGAGTAGCATTAACTACATCAGCAGCCTTATCTTGAGTGGTAGCAGTATCAACAGTAGATGCAGCCTGTGTAGCAGGAGCTTGTGCAGTAGCAATCTGTCCTATGTTTTGAGGTGTAACTACAGGGGAAGCATTCTGCAATTGTCCTGCATTTGTAGCAACCGTTTGATCGGGAGACTCAGCTACAGTAGCAGCTTGTGTAGGAGTTACAAGTGCAGTAGGATTGGTATAAGCATTAGTAAGCATAGTCTGAGTACCCGCTTTAAGGGCATCAGCTTGTGCTTGCTCAGCAGGAGTCAGTACAGGTGTAGGTGGCGTCGGAAGTGGTGTAATAGTAGTGTTTGTTGGAGTAATGTCTTCTACAACAGTACCGCGTCCACCATCAACAGCGCCACCCGTAGCCATAGCCATACCTTGAGTAGCAGGAGGCATAGTTGTAGCTGCTGGCTTACCTGCAATCATGCGCTGGGCTGTTTGAGCATATTTACCCATCTTAGCTGCAGCGGCAGGATTAGCTGCAAGAAACTGATCCATCTGCTTAGCATCCGCTGGGCCTGTGTAGCCCAGCTTCTGCATAAGTGTAGCAGTCTGTGTAGGAGTGAAGCCGCTAAATTTAGTAGCCATTATAGTGTAATCCTTTATTTACGGAGTGCCGTTTCAATGTTGTCTAGCTTACCCGCAATGTACTTTAGAGAGTCACGAGTCTCTGTGTATTCTTTTTCGTGAGTAGCTTTACTAGCTTCAAACTGACTCTGCAGAACAGCAATGGTAGTGTGATGATCTTGTTGCCTATTATACATCATAAGTACGAAAGCTGCAATAGGGGCAACAACCCATTTTAGTGCAAGATCAAGAAGTTCCATGTTTCACCTAACTAAAAGCTACAGCTACTATTGTAGCAAGGTTTGCTGAACCTGTACATGTAACAGTCAAGTTACTGCTTACTGCAGTGCTTACATAAGCAGAAGAGTGAACAGTGCCAGATTCAGATAGAGCATCAAACGCTTCTGTAGCGTTAGTCCATGTTACTGAGGAGGAAGACTCAAATGTAGACGCAGCCACAACAACACAGTCTGTGTGAGTAGGTACGATGGTTACGGAACCTGCTGCTGTAGTGAATTGAGAGGTTTTAGCATCTACCACATAGTCTAGTGATCTTCCTGTTAGGCTATAAATAGAAATAGAACAACGCCCTTCAAGTCCAGAGAAAGTCACAACAACATCTGCAGTTGTACCCGTTGGAACATACGCCATAATTATTGTGGTAGCATAGTTTTGAGCTAGAATGGTGGCAGCTACACCACCAATCGTAGCACTAGTCATAACAATACTGGAAGCATGATGCCCGTGAACAGTAGCCACAACGAATCTGTCACTTGCTGCTGTACCAATATTAACAGCGGAGAACGTGTAAGTTGTATTGTTGGCACTTGTAGTAACAGAAGTCACAAATTGCAGGCTTGGTAGGCTATAGTTTGTGCCAGACGTAGGCATTAGGGGGAAGCTCATTGCATTGCAATCCTACTTGCTGTAACACCACCTGCAGTTTTAGTGATGATGATCTGGAATTTGTGTCCATTTGTAGTTGTCAGCAAATCCCCAAATACTTTAGCGAATCCTGTGAAAGTAACAGCGCCAGCAGTAGCACCATTCGTAATCTCAACTACGAGGCTGTAGCTACCTGTTGCAGTAGGAGCAGCAAAGGTAAATGCAGCGTTGTTGGTCAGTGTTTTGAAGTTACCACCAGAAGGTGTAGGTGTGTAGGTGCCACTTGCAGTACCATCGTTATCCGAAGATGAAGTGAAGCCGCCCGTCAAGTCGGAGCCAGCAAGTGCAACTTTAGCATCAAGTGCTGTCTGTAGACCTGTAACGTCACCAATGATGTGGGCATGGCTGTTGTCAGCTACAGCAACAGTAATAGTAGCGTTAGCAGAACCATCAAACGACACGGAACCCGTAGCATCACCACTAAGTGAAATAGTACGTGCTGTAGCAAGCTTTGTAGCTGTACCAGCGTTACCACTTACGTTTCCAGTAACATCACCTGTCACGTTTCCTGTAACAGCACCAGTTACGTTGCCCGTCAAGTTACCCGTGAAGCCACCACCAGCGTAGATGCTTTGAGTACCAGAAGACCAGCGGTCATTGGTTTCATCCCACAGCCACGACACATTAGCAGAGGTGCCACGTTCAATCTCGATGCCAGCATCCTGCGAAGGTGTACCAGTTTCATCAGCATTCAGAACGATGGTGTTGTCACCAATGTTAACTGTGTTGCTGTTGACAGTGGTAGTGGTACCGTTTACAGTCAAGTTGCCGCCAACGATAAGATCAGATGTAGTTTGCAGCGAACCCGGAAGCACAACTGCGCTGGGCAGGCTAAGCGTAGGAGTAGAGCCTTCACCACCGCTAGAAGTCACAGTGATTTGGTTAGTTGTGCCACCAATACCAGCAACATAGTCGCCCGTAGTATCTGTACCAAGTGCCACAGAGTTAGCTTGAATGGCTGTTGTGATAGTAGCATTAACGGAACCGTCGAAGCTCACAGAGCCTACAACATCACCACTTAGTGCAATAGTACGAGCGGTAGCAAGCTTAGTGGCAGTAGCAGCATTACCTGTTAGAGCACCAGTTACGTTACCAGTTAGGTTGCCAGTAATGCCACCAGAAGCAGCGAGAGTAGTGAAACTACCAGTTGAAGGAGTAGTAGCGCCAATAGAGGTACCATTGATTGTACCACCAGTGAATGTCACAGAGCTAGAAGTCAATGCTGCAGTAACAGAAGTAGCATTAACCGTTGTGAATGTAGCTGCAGCAGCAGTTGTAGCACCAATCGTGGTAGCATCAATGGCACCACCATTAATGTCAACAGTAGCGAAGGTAGAAGTGCCAGCCGAGGTGATGTTACCAGTTACATTAGCAGTCACGCCACCAGAAGCAGCAACAGTAGTGAAACTACCAGCAGCAGCAGTAGTCGCCCCGATTATAGTGTTATCAATTGTACCAGCGTTAATGTCAGCAGTATCAGCAACAAGAGAGTCAATGTTAGCCGTACCGTCGATCCACAAATCCTTAAACTCAAATGTAGTGCTACCCAAGTCAACAGTGTTATCTGTTTTTGGCAATACAGTTGTAGCAGAAATGACAACATCTTGAGTAGGACCAACCTTAGTTACAGGTGCGCCGCTACCGCTTGTGCCATCGTGAGTGTGGCCTGTGCTTGCGTTAAACGCTGTTTGAATAGCGTTAAATTCTGCATCAAGATCGTCTGCACTAGCAGCTTTGCCATTAGCAATGTTATCCGCTGTATCAGCGCGAGTGTAACCTGTCATTGTTGTTTACCTTATTGTCTATCTAGTGGCATAAACTCAATGATTGCGGCATCAAGAGTATGCGAAGGATTTGTAGTGTTGTCGTCAAAGCGGACAGCAAAAGTTTTACCTGAACCAATTAGGTGATTTGAGTAGACACGATCTAGTTCACCACCGTATGTAAAGCTACCCCAAATCAGTCCCGGATCACCCCAAATAGGAACACCACCACCTGTACTGACAATGCTAAACACAGGAGGCTGAATTACAGGCTTATTGTTGATCCTATTGAAGTCATATTTAATGCCACACTGAATGTTGAAGTTACCCGTTGGTGTAACATACAGCGTCATGCGGTACAGAGTTTTACGTAGCTGTGGGTCAGTAATTGGCATGTAAGGAGATTCATAGATAGCTTCAATTTTAGCTCCGTCAAAGCTGCTACCGTTTTCCATTGTGTACACGTAGCCATCGTCGTTGCCAAAGTACACAGATTCACCAGATTCGCTATATTTGCTGTCCACTGAATATGCTTTGATTCCACGAATAGTTGCCCACTCAATGCGAGACGAGCCTTGGTCACTAAACTTTGTAGCCAGCAAGCCACGATGGTTAGCAGAGCTATCAGAGCTAATGTAAGCGAATAGCCGATATTGAGCTTTACCACGAATGACGATGCTGCTATACGTAGTAGTTGAGTCAATAACTACCCGTGCATCTTTCTCAATGGGAGCAGAAGCAATCTCAAGTGCGAAGTCGTCGTTGCGATCAGTAGCACTAAGAAGCCGAAGCCCATCAGGTGCAAGATACATAATGTCACCACCAACTTCTTGGATAGTGTCACCACTTACACAGCCAATGTCTTCCGTGATGGGTTGCAAGTTGAAGTCTGCAATGGTGTTACCTACAAGCTGCAGAATCTTGTTACGAGCAAACACAACCAGAATGTCGCGGAATACAGCAAGACCTGTAATAGTGTGTCCAATGTCAACTACACCAGCACCAGCAGCAGGAGTGAAGTTAGCTTCATTGTAAGGAGCACTAAAAGATAGCATAGTACCTTTAGCGTAGAAGACGTGGTTCTTGAAAGCTTTGATGTATTTTGCACCTTGTACTTCTGCAGGAGCACCAGTCAAGAATGTCAAGGTGTTAGTGGTGTCGTTAAACACAGCAGGATAGTTGACGCCATCTACAAAAGCTACCTTGTGAATATTACCAAAGTTAAACTCTTCGTGGCTAATCTTTCCGCCGAGGCTTGCAGCAGTACCAAGAGAAGTCCAAGTTGTGCCTGTGCCAATGTAGTATTGTGTAACTGTACCGTTGCTACGTGCTGCGATAATTTCACCAGCATTAAGTAGCTTAACACCAAGAATAGCCCCAGAGCCTGTTACAGCAGTGGAGCTAAACTTAGTGTAGCCAAGAAGCTTACGATATCCACCTTCTCGTGCAGGCTCATAGTTCTGCAGAATTGTAGCAGAGCCTACTTTGTTAATACCTTGTTGCAGTGGACTCAGGTTACTAACCAAGCCACCACGAAACTCAATAGGAAATGTCTGCCACGTTGTAGGCATTAGCTCACTCTCAAATAGTTGCCATAGTTTCCACGGCGTTCAATCGCTGTTGTACGTACATAGTCAGTGCGGTTGATGTAGATGGTACGCATCTGCTCAATGCCTTTCTTAAACTTGTCCAGAGTAAGAGTTGCATCTTGTGTGTTGCCACGGAACAGATATGCGTAGTACATTGCACCATCCGTGATTACTGCACGAAACTGCTCAGGAATAGTAGGAACGTCTGTAGCTGCATCAAGGTCCACAGGAAGAGAGTAATACTCATATACTACTGTGTAAGCCTTATCAGGAGCAGGAACAAGACCGTACTTAAGGTCAGGTGTACGGAATACGTAACGAGGTAGCCCGACGTTAGAGCTTACAGAGTTATACTCCTGATCAATATGTTTGTCAAGGTATTCTTCATACGAAATAATGGAAAGGCGCGAGGTTTCGCTATTCAGTGCAGTGCTAGCTTTAATACGGAAGGTATCCATGTCTACTGTTTTAGTTGTAGCAGGAAAAGCGTAACGTGTAGTAGAAGCAGTTAGCGTCTCTTCAAGTGTGTGGTGATTAAAGGGCCACTCAAACTGTTCAAAGTTAATCTGACGAATGGCGCTGTTTACAGCTTCCTTAGCGGTAGTGTAAAAGCCTGTAGCTGTAGCAAAGTTAGCAGACGATAGTGGCACCTCATTTAGACGTGCGTTAACATCATTAACTAGGCCAAGAAAATCGTAGCTGCTCATGTTGAAGTGTCCTTAAAGTGAGAAAGGGGCCGCTATCATACAATAGCAACCCCTCAATTAGTATTAGCGATATTAGTCGAGCAGGTTGCGGTCAACCGAGGCAGCTTGTGCAACCGAACCATTAACGTCAACGATAACAGCCCAAATGCGACCAGCGATAGTACCCGGAGAGCCTGTGATGGAGGTCGTAGCATCAATAGTGTCAGCAGCAGCAATAAAGCCCGGAGTAACGCCAGCTTTCACAGTGTTAACAGCAGCAGCGTCAAACGAGGTAGCAGCCATGAAGGTTGTAGTACCATCGCTCACAGCTACCGTGTACGTAGTAACGTCAGGAACAGCTTGCAGGTTTTCAAAGCCAGCGGCCAGAACGATAGTGCCAGCCGGAACAGCAGGACCAACAGCAGTACCCGAAGTAGCAGCCAATGTGACATACTTTTCAACGACCACTGCGCTATTGCGAAGGGATTGGGAGATAGACATTTAATTTTCCTTTATGTCATTAGAATAGTTTAGATAAGTGATAGCGTTAGCAAGGAGAGTAGTGTTGTCTTTTAACAACCCAAGAGCATGATTACAGCTACTACAAAGAAGACCACGAATAGCACCAGTGGTGTGACAGTGATCAACAAACAAACGAGAGCTTACTCTTGAGTTATTAGAGTCCGTAGAGCCACAAATAGCGCACTTGCCGCTCTGCTTTGTGTTAAGCTCTTCGTACTGCTCTATGGTAATACCATAGTGCCGTTTAAGATCAGCTTTACGCTTACGCGGTTCGTCACAAGTTTTGCACTTAGAGCGCATAGACACTCCGCCTATACAACGAGAATCTCTTTCTTTTGCATAATGCTCTTGTGTTTTGTGCTCTTTACATACTGTACAAACGCGACCCTTTGCATACTTGTGATCTGGTGGCAACTCTAGTTTACTCATGCTATTCCTTAGCAAAATGGATAAAGTAGGTTCTTATGTTTCTACTTTATCCATTGTTATCAGTTACTTATCAAGCAAGGTTGTACTTTGCTGTGGTGATTGCCTCGCTCCGAAGGATTTTTCTGCCGTACAGGTGCATACCACGAACAATGTCAGCAAACGAGTCGGGATCACGATACTTTTCAGTTTTGTTGATCTGTTCTGCAGTTGCAACAGCCGAGTCGTGACCAGCAACGATAACACCGTAGTTAGCGTTTTGGTTAGCAACACCAGTCGTACCCGGACCAGTACCAACTTTCGGCAGGTTGTTCGAGATATAGACGCGGAAGCCGTGGAAGTTATTCAGCACCAGACCGTTACGCAGAGCGCCCGAATCACCGAAGTCAGCATTCAGGAAGCGCGAATCTTCGTCACGCAGGACTTCCATCATAACGGGGTCGATAATCAGCCAGCGGCCAGCCGAGTCAACGTTCTGTTGGTCGAGCAGACGAGCCATACGCGAAACCAGCATAGCAGGCGACACATATTCGGTCGGCATCGACGTAGCGCCCGGAAGACGAGCAGCAACAGGAATGGAATGCTCACCAGCCGAAGCGGTAGTGATGTTACCAAACGAACCCTTTTTCAGTTTCATCTGAGTCAGAAGTTCGTCAGTGCCAGCCGAGGACACAGCTTTGGTGCCGTTAGTAATGTCGTTAACAGCGTCAGCATTGACATGCAGAGCCGATTGCTTGTAGCCCGACAGGTAGCCGAGAACTTCTTGGTCGTACTGGTCAGCAAGGCGATAGGCAGCGCGATTCGTGGCGAGGTCCATGAAGTTCACATGCGAGTGTGCTTCTTCAATGTCGTCAACTTTGAATGCGAAGTAGTTCGACTTGTCAATGACCAGCGAGAAGTCTTCATCGTTCAGGTCTTGTGCTTGAATCTGAGTGCCACGGCCATACGCCGACACCGAGATTTCCGGCTCTTTGATGATGCGAACAGTATCGCCTTGGGCCGAGATTTCACCGAAGTAATCCGAGTTAGTCACAGCTTGTGCGACAGTCTTTTTACGGAAGGCGAGTTGAACTTTTTTCGAGTAAATTACCGAACTGAAATTACCATTCGGAAGATTGCCCCAACCGGGTGCAGCTTGAAATGCCATTGTATAAACTCCTATAGATGGCTGTATTTGTCATGTTGCCACGGTGCTCTCATAGCACTCTTTGTAGCAATAAACGAATATCACATCAGTTAAGAGGCCGTTACGTTATGGGTGTCGCTTAGAGGATCAGTCTATTTGAGGCCAACAGTATTGGGTAGTCTCACATACGTCATTCGTTGAAAAGTAGTAACTACTAAGGTTGGCTTTCGCGGCTCAATAGTTACTTGTTGTTGTGCGTGTAGTTATACTTATCTAAATCTTAATGTCAAGCATTATTTTAGCTTAAGTGTAATTTTTATCGTGCTCCACCAGAAAGATCATACACAAAGTTACCCGTGCGGATAGCTTCCATGATTTCATCTGCTTTCGCTTCATATTGCTTCATCGACATTTTGTTAACATCGCTTTCACGAATCTTTGGACCACTGCCGTCAACATCAACATCGACACGACCACGCTTAGGCATAATAGCCGCAGCAGCTTCTTTAGCTTTCTGCTTCATGCCTTTAGCATCGAGGCCATTCTTAACTTTGTACAAGTCGAGGACTTCAATGACAGCTTGTGCATCATCTTCGTTCTCGTAAATTGCAGCTTGTGTTCGTTTTGACTGTTTAGCTACCCATTCATGGAATTCATCAGTTTCACGAATCTCTTCAAAGTCTGGATGCTCTTTACGAATAGCGGCTTCCAGCTTCTTACGTTCAACTTCTGCAGTCATTTCGTCAATGCGACTAAGACGCTCTTCGGCACCAGCAAAACGCTCAGCAGCCTTTTTATCAGCAATAGCTTCTACAATAGCAGCTACATCAGGATACTTCTGCATCCAAGCAATAACATCTTCTTCACTTTTCGGAGGAACCATAGAAGTTGAGGTAGATTCGCTCTGAGCCTCAAGCTGCTTAATCTTTTCCGTCAGGGTGTTAAGATGCACACGAAGATCACCATACCGCTTCTTGTAGGTCTTTTCTTCTGCACTAAGAGTTTCTTCTTGCTCTTCTACAGGAGCTTCAACTTGCTTAGGCGGAGGCGTGTTGTCTTCTTGTGCAACTTCCTCTTCGCCACGAGCTAGTGCTTCCAGCTTTCGCAGTTCTTCTTCATCGCGTTCAATGCGTTTGCTAAGAGCCGTAGGTGCTCCCATATTAACGTAGCCAGCAGTTTTTTGCTGTTCAATAGTGCCGATAGCGGCCATGTAATTCTCCATTGTGGGGCTTCTAAGCACTTAGCATTATTGCTCTGTTGTGCTTAGAAGGTCGCCATGTTAGTGTGACATAAGTGCCACAAATAGTCAAGTATTATTTCTTACTTTTCTGCATAAGTCCACCAGTAGCTTTACCTTTGGTATTCTTTGGGCTAGACGTAGTAGTGGAGGGCTTAGTGCCTGTAGTGATACTTCCTTTGACAGAAATAGGACCACCAGACTTAGGTGTAATCGTTCCTGTTCCTGCTTTAGTAGCTACTCCAACTTTAGGTTTAGTTACTGTACTAGTTCCGCCTTTTGTGGTAGCTGTTCCAGTAGCTTTAATTGGAGTTGTAGGCTTAGGTGCAGTTCCACCACCTCCACCGCCACTGCTTGTACCAGTGCCAGCAACAGGACCAACGGTACCGTCCGGCTTAACTGCAGTAGTAGGGAGTGTTGGGTTTTTCTTGTAGAAGGATTCCGCCAACATGTTACCTGTTGCTAGCTTGTCCAGCACCCACTTTCCTGACAGCCCTTTGGTAGCTTCTGCTTCTGCAGCACGAAGTGTTTCAGCAGCTTTAGTCATACCATACTTATCTGCAAGTTGAATCTTTGCACGAAGTTCTGATAGCTGATATCCTGTACCTGCAAGGCTACCAACAAGCCCGCCTACAACACCGCCACCAAGCAAACTACCCGCTACTCCACCTATCTTTTTAGAGGCATTAAGTTGCTCAATATCTTTCATGCCAGAAGCAATAAGTGCATCCTCGGAAGCAAAGTCTTCTAGCTTAATACGCCCAGCGCCGCTAGTTGTTCCACTTGTTGTTCCGCTCGTATTTGATTCTGCAGGAGTATCACTTTGTCCAGCGCCACTACCGGAGCCACCGCCGCCACTAGTAGCTGCAGTTTGAAGTGTGTAGCCAGCAGGAATCGGAATAGTAGGATTGCCATTAGCGTCAAAAGGAATGATAACAGTTTGTCCCTGCTTGTTCACATAGACTTTAGTAGTAGTGGCAGCAGGAGTTTGTGCTACAGGAGCAGCAGCCTGATTTCCGAAGACACTAAAGCCAATAGGATAAGCTGCAGCATTAAATGTAGACTTGTTAGCTTCAATGTCTGCAGGAGTTGGGTTACCCGTTACAGCGCCACCTTTAGCAAAACCAGCATCTTGCATTTGTGCATCCATGCTGTCGTCTTCTGTTTGCAGTTCATCTACGCTAAAAGGAAGCTCCTCATCATCTTCTGTGCCATCATCACCACCGATGCGACCATCAGTTTCCATGTCAGCTAGACCTTGCTTAGCTTTCTCACGAAGCTTCTCGAAGAAGTGTACACCGAAGAATTTCACAACATCAGCAGGTACAACATACTCTGACTCACTGAGCTTAGCAGGAATATCGTCACGTACTTCTTCTGCAGTAGAACCTACAGGAATCTCATTACCGCTAACAGGGTCAACTGATTCAGAGGTTGTCTTTAGTCCACCTTTTGCCATAAGGGTTTCATCTGTTATATTAGGCATATTACCATCCATTGTATGTGTTAGATTTTCTACAGTTAAGGTCAGATGGAAGTAATTGAAGATTCCACGGAACGTGTAGTCCACATACGGTATCACCCTTAAGTGGCACAATATGATCTACGTGATATAACTCTCCGCTTATTAAAATAACATCATCTTTAAGTCTGTAGAAGTTCTGTATCTCTTGCTTCTGCTCTTCTGTAAGCCAGCTAGGGGTAGCTCCGTTCTTTGAGGCTCTATATCTAGCTGCAGCAGCCCTCTTAACGTAAGGCTTCTTTGCTACACTTATAGCTTTGATCTGCTTTGCTCTAGTAGGGTTAAGCTCTCTCCACGCAGAACTTCTGGCTTTTGCTGCTTCTTTTTGTTCTTTTGTAAGTGGTATTTCTTTTCTTCGCAGTTTTGCTTCTTTGGCAGAGCAAGGTTTACACGAATACTTAACTCCCTGCGGCTTAGTTTTATTTGGACTAAAGTGTGCTAAAGGTTTATTAACTAGACACCTATTACACACTTTAGTTTCATTGTCCATTATACTTATCTCGCATTTGCTTAAGTTTCTTCAAAGCAAAGATTTGACCTTGGCAACGATATACATCAACAGGATCAACACTCTGTTCCAGATTTTTATGTTGCATAGCGATGGCTTCATCAAGCTCAATCACAAAGGCTTTCCAAAACTCAGGATCATTTACGAATCGTTTGAGGGTGCCGCTACTCATTGCGGCATCCCCCCACCAGTGTTAGCAGCAAAACCTTGTTCCCCCGGATTTGGAACCATGCCAGTGCCGATGTTTCCACCACCAGCACCAGTAGGATCACTTACAGCAGGAGCACCCTGTCCCTCTTGAGGCATAGCGCCAGCAGGAGGTGCAAACTTCTTGAAGATTTCAGCTTGAATAGCTGCATCACCAAGGCTGTTCGTAACTTTGTCAGGATCAAGATCAAGCGACTTAGCAATCTCACGAAGGATATAGTCAGCTTTAACGAAGGGCATAAGCGCAGGGTTCTGTGCTGTTTGCAGGAATTGCATAAGACGCTGAGAACGAATCTCGTTAGCCATAAGCGACTCTGTGCCTTCTGCCTTAATCTCCAAGTCACCCTTAATCTCAGGATCGTGGTCAAACTGCATGTTGAAGCTAAAGAAAGCCTTACCTAGAGGTGCCAACAGATAGTCATCAATGTTCTTTACAACAGTGCGGATGCTACCATTAGCAGCAGACATAAGCATGGAAATACCAGAGGCTGTACGCCCCACGCCACTAACACCAGTTTGTCCATGAGCGAAAGAGGGGAAGCCTGTAGATTCATCTGCTAGTACCCGTGCTTTATCAAATAGTTGAAGATTTTCGTTTGCTACGTTGGGGAATTTAGTACCGAAGATAGCTTGACCCGGAGCACCACCTTGACGCCTAAACACCTTGCCCGGATACACTTTCAAGTCTTGACCCGGAACGAGGTTAGTTTCATCCACTTCAAACACCAAGTTACCACTCAGCACAGCGTTATCGACAGCCATACGCATGAAGCCATTCATAAGCATTTGAGTGTCAGCCATGTTCTCTGCCAAGCCGATACCGAAGAAGCTGTATGGATTGATTTCGTAAGGGGCAGCGAAGTAAGGCAGCAGCATAGGCTTAAACGGGTTCATAACAAGACGCAGAACCTGATTATTACACACCCAAATATTGACACTTAGCTGGTCTTGCTTAGCCATGTCAGCAGGAACTACTAGACCATGCTTTTTGAGCAACTCAGTGTCAACAAAACCCCAATACTCGAAGACTTCGTAGCGTTCAGCCTTGTCGCGTACAGCATCGTCTTCCATGATGCTTTCCCAATACTTCTTAGTGTAGTTCTCACCAAGCTTGATAGCTGTATCAATGGAGTTGTTACGGAAGAAGGGGCGCTGCTTAAGCTTACGCATCTGAGAACGAGAAAGCTTGTGACGTTCAATAGTGTACTCACACTCTTCCATGTTAGCTGCATCAGGGTCAGGATAGAAGTTCCAGATTGAAACGTGTGCAGTAGTAGGAACAGTTTTGATCAAAGGTTCATATTCACCTGTATCAGTCCAATTGGGATACTCTTTGTTAACTGCAAGCGGACCCTTCAAGATACCAGTACCAAATACAGTCTGTTCAAATGCAAACATACGAAGTTGCTTAGAAGCACCAGATTCGTCAAGTTGATCCTTAATCTTCTTTTCCATCTTCTTAGCTGCAACCATGGCAGGGGAGAAAGTTACAGACGTAGGAGTAGTTCCCGGACCTTCGACAAGACGGTCAGAGACGGGTGCCAGCTTCTTCTGCATAGCGCCGAGGCGTTCCTGCAGTTGCTGAATAGTTTCACCCTTCTTAAGCTTCATGTCCTCTTTGCTAAACGCAGCTTTAAGTTCTGCAGCGCCTTGTTCTGCTTGCGGAGAAACGTCAAAGCTAACATCTTCAGCGACGCCATCAGGCAGTACAGTAGGATTAACAGATAGAGGAAAAGAAGCTGATCCAAACAGTACGTCACAAATCTGTCCGTAAGCTGCTTGCACTTTGCTTTTAGTGACTTTAATGAAAACACGAGACTTTTCCGTTTCTGTGAATTGTACATCGGGGCCGTAGATACCACGATAGTTACGATAGGCTTCAAGCCACCTCTGTTCATCATTATATCGTGCAGTTTCGCTTGAGTTAAACTGATCCATGACGTAAGAGACAATGGTGCCACTTTTAACGTCTACCAGATCATTCTTCTTTGTATCTTCGAGTGCAGCAGACTCGTCAGTGTCAAAGCTATTTTGTGGATCGTTCATACTTTTTCCTTAGTAACCAAAGAGGGAATCGCTAGCTTGAAAGCCGCTACTTGAAGTGGTAGGATCATAGTCCCACAAGCCACTGCGAGGTCTACTCATGCAGCCATAACGAAGAGCATCGTAGCCGTGGTCGTTAGCATTAGTGTCAACGTCTTCTGGATTGTTGCGAGATAGTGGTAGAATAGGCAATTCAGAGATAATGTTAACACAAGTGTTGAAGAACACCAAGCGAGGTTCACCTGTGTACTGATCAACCTGCAAGCGGCGGTGAATCTCGTTCTTACCTGCTACACGAGAGCCTTTGCTTCGATCTGACGGACGCCAGCGGCAACCCTTCATAATCATCTGCTCAGCTAGTGATGGTCCAGTGTCACCCCGTTTATGCCACAACGAAGAGTCGAGCACACCGTAGCGCATGGATTCGTTACGTTCAATTTCGTTAATCATATCTGCCAAGTCAACAGCAGTTACTTTAGACGTGTAAAGTTCCCGATAAACTATGAGTTGCTCATCTGGCGCAATAGCAAACCAAAGAACAGCAGTTTTACTACCATAGCCATAGTCAGCAGCCCTAAAGCGAATCCAATCACGAGGTATGTCAAAAGGCTCAATTACGTGTATCTTCCTGTTAAACTCAGTGAACGCTGCACCATCGCTAATATCCCAATCCCCGTACAGAAGTTGTCTGCGCTGGGCTTCGGGAAGTGACAGCAGCATAGATTCATACTCACCATCAGAAGCCAGATAAGGGTTATCAAATAGCGTTGCAGGAATGAACCTACGCTTATACAAAGCCTTACCTTCTTTGGTGTGACCTTTAGGGAAACGTAGTTCTTCACCCGTTTCAAAGTCAGTGGCAGCGAAGGAAGTATTGTACGGTGCAGGATCAATGAAGCCCTTCTTAACCCAGCCGTGACCGGGACCACCGGGGTTTGACGTACAACGCATATACAAACGCAATGCTGGATCAGATGTACGAAGACGTGATCCCATATAGTTGAATGCGTAAGGTGTAGCCCATTGCGTCAATTCATCGAAGCCAATCCAGTTAAACGCCTGCCCTTGGTAACGCATAACGTCAGTCTCTCTGTCCAGAAAGCTCATCCACAAACGTGCTCCACGAGGTGTAGTCCACTGTTGCTTTCGCTCACTCCAAACAATTCCCGGAATAGCTTTAGGGTACAAATCCTGAGACTTAGTGATAAGCTCTCGCAGTTCCTCTGTGGTGTGACGAACAAGCAACCCAGAGAAGTTAGGGTTATTCATATCCCGCAGAGGGTCAGCAAGCATAGCATAGCTCTTACCCAAGGTAAAGTGTTAGACATAGTACCAATCAGGAAACTGTTTTGACTTAAGCCTATACACGATTAGTTGCCTATACGTGTTTAACTTTCTAGCAGCTTCTCTAACTCCAAAATACTCTACACCTTCAATACTGATACGTTTCTTCGTAGCATCTTGATACTCACTAGCTTTAGCTCTAATCTCAGGATTATTCATTGGATTATTGTCTGTGCTAAAAAGATTAGGATGCTTACTAAGTACTTCTGGATTGTGCATAGGATTATTGTCCCTTAATACGTTACTGAACGTGCCTCCAACAGATTCGTTGTATAGCATACCAGAGGCTAATGTGTCAAGTGAAACTAACTCAGCTTCTCTTTTTAGCGCCTCTTCTACAGTATTAAAACGCTCATACTCAAATGTAAAAGCATCTTTTCCGTATTTGCGTAAGGCATTTCCAAATGAGTAAGGGCTACTATTGTGCTCCTTCATTCGTCGCTTTACGTTATTAGTTATTCCTATGTACGTCTTTCCAGAAGGTGACGTGGCCTTGTATAGTGTATACATATTTCTACCCTTGGTACTTCAGCTTTCGCTGGCCTTTACTTTACCTTGGACCATATCTTCACCCATTGCTGGGGCTTCGCGCTTCGGGTGTTACCCCTACTCCCTTTCGGGATGGCCTCTGAACCTTCACCTATACGGCGCTTGGATGCTGATTGTCTAACTTCTGTGCTTTTCAAGCATTCACACTTACCGTTTCCAGTTATGTTGTAGCGCACAGTAGAATAAAGAGTTTCCAGCAGTTCACGAAGTTTATTTTGATCTGATTACTCAGAAAAGGTGGCGATAGGAGGAATCTGCTTTACCACCAGCAGCACCACCGAAAAGAACTTGTCTCTCGGAAGCACTCAGAAATTCAGTTTGTGGCCCTTCGTTTGGCTTAAACACAACGTTCTGTGCGTCATATAGATCAAACTTAGCTGCCACAGGAGTAGCAGGAACAGTCACGTTAAAGCGTAGTTTAGCCTCTTTTTCAGCAGCTTTCTTACGCTCTTCAACTTCTTGCTTAGTTGGTCGACCCCTTTTTCGCCCCTGTACGCCTGTGCTCAAGGGTTTCGATTTGTTCGATGATCCTTTGAAGCTTTTTGGCGTAATAGCGTTTAAGGGTAGCGACTGTTTTACGTTTTCGCTCAACTTCAATCCTTCGTTTCAATCCAGTATGCGATATCGTTCTACCGCTTTGCGCTGATAACCAAGCAGCTACATCACGATAACTATACCTCTTTACGTGATCTTTTGCAAGCTCTAAAAGCTCTAGCTCTTTACTAATTGGTATAAGCCACTCCGTATCATTAGCATCAACTTCATAACCAAATGGAATGTGGTTGTTGTATGTTAAGTTAGGAATGCTCTCCCACTCTGAGCGATACTTAGCAGTAGGGTCTTCTGGCAACGGTAGCTGCCAAAAGCCCAAGTCTTCACGTTCTAACCGCTCAATCCTCTTCATCGTCTGCAGCATTCTTAGGTGGCAGAATGAAGATGGCGGAACTACCAAGATCAACTTTCTCAGTTTTAGCAAAGCCAGTGCGATCAAGAATGTCACGAGCAGCAATCATCTTATCACGAAGACCAAGAGTAGTAGGGTCATCTAAAGCCCCTGACATAGAAATAGCAGCTTTGGGAGCAATACGTGCCAAGTAGCTACGTGTAGCCTCAGCAATCTCATCTTTAAGCGTATTCACAATGTATGAGGTACTCGTTGAATCACTGTACCCTGCCATTTGTTTAGCTACAACTACATCGCCATTAGCACCATCAAATAGCACCTCAAGGAAAAGCTGTTGTTGTTCTGTTAGATTACGTGCCATAGTTTATCCAATCGGCCTAAATACTTCTTCTACTGTACACAAAACATCCATATTAGGAGTACCTGTTGCAGTAACTGTTACTAGAATCTTATCTCCCGGCTCCATAACAATAAAGCCATTACTAAGCTGAACATACTCACCCGATACCATGTTTTTGCCACCAAGAATAGCAAAAGTGTCACTATATCGCGTTCTATACCAGCTAATAGATAGAGTAGTGTTGCCGTCCGCATTAGCGGCAAATAGCAAGTGCATGTAAGCGTTACAGTTAGCTGGACATTCGTACAAGGTATACTGCGTACCTGAGACGTTTGCAGACACGTTATACGAAATGAACCGTGTTGTCTTGGCTAGTAGTGTACCTTGTAGTCCTGCCATTTAGCACTTACCTTTTTTCTTAACCATGCCGCCTTTAGCATAGCGACCCGCTTTTCCTGCTTGTGCAATAGTAGGAGTAGCTTTCTTAGTAGGAGCTACTGCATTACTAGGCTTAAAAGTTTCTTCTCGAATAGCGTAACGCCCAAGTCCACGAGGCAGACCTTTAGCTACACGTTCAGCAGGAGTCATTGCATCGTATTCTTCCTTAGTGTAGCCTCCTAGAGCAATAGTATTAGCAACAGTAAATGGTCCGGACAAACGTGGCGACGAATCAGGGTGACGAGGTTGAGGCTTCTTAGTGGCCTTATCAATACCCTGCTTTGCTGTAGCAACCACAGAAGCTGTAGACTTAGGCGCAGTACGACCACCAGTGCCGCCAATAGGAGCAGTGGTAACATCACCCTTGCGATAGCCTTTCATAGCATCCTGAGTAGGCTTAGGAGCCGCTTTGGTAGCTTTGGTAGGGGTAGGTTCCTTAGCTTTCACAGGAGCAGCTTTAGGGGCGTTACGTGCAGCTTTCTCAGCAGCAGAAAAGAAGTGACGATTCTTGTACGCAGTTTTACCGTCTTTAGTCTTTACAGTACGAAACTCGAAGTCTACACCCTCTTTGGGTTCAGCCATGATTATTTACCCTTCTTAGCCATACCACCGCAGGCCATACACGTAGGCTTCTTAACAGCACCACCTTTAGCCATCTTCATAACCTTGCCACACTTGGGACACTCAGCACCTTTAGTGGAGCCGTATTCGCGTTTACGTTCTTTCGGCCCTTCACCTTTTTCATGCTTCATCATTGCAGCTTTAGTTTTGTACTTCTCACCAGTTTTAGATTCTTTGATAGCCATATTTATTTACCTTTTTTGTTTGGTGCAATGGGCTTGGAAGAAGCAGCAAACTTACCTTTTTTAGCATACGTCTTTGCAGACTTGCTACCAGAACGCACTGTCGTATATTCCGTGCCTAGTTTTTCATCTGTAGTGCCATATTTTTTACCTGCAGCAGAAATTTCTCGTCCAGTACCAAACTCAACGCCGCCCTTCTGTGTGATTTTTCGTTTTGCTTTTGGGCTAACCAAAGCGGCACTAGAGCCTGAACGTCCAGAATATTTAGTTACAAATTTATCGGCCATGATTACTTTCCTTTTTGCTTCTTGGCTTTACCCGCTTGGCTAAGCGCAATGGCAATAGCTTGCTTGGGATTCTTTACAGTAGGAGCTTTACGTGGCCCCTTTCCATCAGGGTCTTTACCTGCGTGTAGCTTACCTGCTTTGAACTCTTTCATCACAGCAGATACTTTTGTGTTAGCTTTAGACTTCTTCATTTTGAGTGACCCTTTTTAGTCCATTAAGTTCAAGCGTTGCAATCCAGTGATAGTAGGGCTGCACGTTATCGTCAAAGCTGGACACCATCACGGCAAGCAGCGGCATGGCTTCGGCGGGCGGATTGGCCATCATGGCAAGGAAGCCATCTGTCACATCAGCGCGGCACCCGTAGTGCGTCGCAGGCTCTAGACCAGTGGCGGACAGTGGCACGGAGAAGTTGCCTTCGCCCCATCCTTGCGCCACTCCAAAGGCATTGCCAGCGTCACGGTAGGCGGCGGGGAGGATCAAAACGGCGCTTGTCATAGGTAAACCTCCGGCGTGTTGCGCGCTATCAGGGCTTCCACCCGTGAGATGGTGGCAGCGTCAAGGTTCGGGCCGAAGCGGACGGCGTGGCCGAAGTCATAGCCGTTGAAAGGTAGCGTGGTTCCGCCGCGACCGTAGATGTAGGCGGGATATGCGAGGAAGTTGCCTGCGCCTTGGTCATTCGATAGGTTTTGTATTTGAGCCCCATTCAACCGCAAAATCTGGGTATCTGCGCTAATGTCGCCAATGCCAGTCAAAACGGTAGAAACAGGTGCATTGAAGCTTGCGCCAGATACCGACCACGCAGCAAATGCATTCCCCTTGCTGCCAAAACCAAATGTTGATCCTGCTGCGTTTAGCGGTGCAGTTACTGCAAATGCCCCATTATTAGCGCCTAGGCTGGCACTATGTTCAATGAAAATCCCGGATGCCGCATCGCTCAGCTTCCGCACGCCAGCAAACACCTGAACCTTATCCGTGTTCGGTGTAATCGTCGGGGTCACATAGGCATCATCCACGCCGTCAGCCTGAACGTAGTAGCAGGTAGGAACGCCAGCTTCGGTGATATCGTATTGCGAGGCGACGCGCTGATAGGCGGTGGCGGTGGAGCCTAGTTCGAGTTGTGCGCCCCAAACAAAAATCCCGCTCCCTGTTACCCCAGTGTATGACGTTGTGCCACCAACAACCATTTGAACCACTATACGCTCGGCTGTCGTAGCGGTTAGGCCAGAAATTGAAATGCGATACCACCCATTACCAACAGATACCGCCGCAGGGGTTATTCCTGCGGAAATATTTGAGGAAGCCGCACCATTGGCTAGGTCAAAAGTCGCGCCAACTAGGTTATTATTGACAAATCTAACGACAGACCGTTCAGACGATTTAACATACACAGACCATGTGCATGTGATGCCAGCCGATACAGTAATACTGGCATTGTTTAGGAGCCTGTGAACACCAGTAGTGCTATCCTCGGAAATCTTGTCAGCAGTTGTCGTGCCATCTGGTGCAACTGCGTCATTCGGTGATAGTGTTGATCCGCCCAATGCCCACGCGCTATCGGAAAACTGCTCCGTATACGTCAGCAGGTTCCGCCGCCCGCCCTTCGGCATCCAGCCATATACGCCGCGCTTGGCATCGCTTACGGCGACTTGGTGATTGCCTGCAATAGTTTTGAACGACACATTGTCAATCGAGCCGATGAAGTTTGACCGCCCAATAAACTGTAGCGTTGGCGTGCTTGCGGTAACGATCCATTTTTTCGTTCCGCTCGTTGTAGCATCAGGTGCGGCCACGGCAGAAACATCAGGCGCGCAACTGCCAGCAGTTACAATTACGTCAGCGGTAATCAGATATGTCGCACCAACGGTGAGTAGGTTTGGGATCAAAACCCACCTATTGGCACTAGCTGTTGCGGTACATTCCGCCTTGCCGCCAGTTACCGCCCAGCCCGGAGTTGCCCCGCCAAAGCTCCATGCCGCAGGATTGTTGAATCCCGGATCAGGGTTTACTTCCGGCCCAAGCGCCAACCCCTTAGACTTATCAAGCCGCAGCCCCACACTCTGCCCCGCCGCAGTTACAGGCGTAGTGCCAGCGCGGTCCTGATACAGCGTTGTGATATCCCAAGGCTCAAACGTGAAGCCGGGTTCATTATTACCAAACAAGGTGCCTTGAAGTGTAACTTGAGTACCACTCAAGAGCCTACCTCTAAGCCCTAGTGTTAGCGAGATACTAGACATATTAGGCCGACACTAGTGCAAAGATGCCAGTAGAAGTGGTACCTGTAGCTTTAACGCGAGACACAGACGAGTTAATGTAGAAGTTAGCAGGGACAGAAGCAGTGATGGTGTTGCCATCTACATCAATCCACGAAACTGCACCTGCGCCAGTGACGTACAGACCAATAGCTACATTACCAGTGCCTACATTATCAGCAGAGTCAGATGGAGTTACAGCTACCCAGTTACGCACAAGGCCAGTGGGATTTTGTTGAAGAGCTTTAGCGAAAGGGTTGCTAGGCATTTAGTGTATTCCTTATATTTCAATCTTTAGGGTTAACTTTACGTGCAGTCTTGGTACGCTTATACGACCTATTTACACTTGCAGGTACAGCACGGAGATTCTTCATGCTGCCATCTTTTGTGGAACCATTTTTGTGATCAACGTCTTTTCCGTCGCCTTTACGTACAAGTCCAGCTTTAGCCATCTTAGCACGAGCAGTGTTACGTTCAGCGCGTTTCTTGATGTTCTCAGGACGTGAATGATAATTTTTATATTCGAGTTGATAATTACGTGGAGCCATTACCACTTCACCTTATCAGCCCAATAAGCAGCACTAAGCTTGCCCTTGGCAATGTTGCTTGCGTGTCTAGCTTTAAAGGCTTCCCTACGCTTCTTGTATGCAGCAGACTCACCTTTCTTCTCAGGAGAACCACTTACACCTTGCTGACCAAAACGGATAGTCTTAACTTTGTCGCCATCTTTAGCTACAACTACATGAGACTTCTTTGGATGATCTGGCGTACGCTTAGGTTTATTGTATCCTGCTACACCAGCTTTAACGAGACGTGTATCTTTCATGTTGCACTCCCGCACTGAGATTCAAATACGTCTAGGAACACAAGTCCCTCACGCTTAGTTTGATCTGTGTCACGAATGGAATAGCTAGGCAGAGCTTCACGAAGAGCATCACACTTAGCAGTTACAGATTCAATCCCGTAGTTTACCTTTGGAGCGCAAGCCATCATGGACAGACTCAATAGGCAGACGAGAAACAGTGTCTTCAATTTCATTACGCTTAACCTCTGCGTCTTTACGAATACTCAAGGCATTCTTCATATCATCAAAGTGAAGCTCTTCTTTGGCTGCAGCTTTACCTTGTACTTGTTTAGCTTTACCGTAAGCTAAGACACCAAGCAGTAGGCCCAGCGCCAATGTAATTCCACTCAGAATTCGTTTGATCATATTACTTACCTTGCCCATCTACAGATTGCTGCAACACAGCTTTGACACCAAATGCACCACCAGCAAAGATGAACACAAAAGGTGTGATATACTCTACAACACGAAAGAAAGGCTCAGCGTTGGTGTAGAGGAATGTACAAATGAGAGCAAGAAGCACCAAGAGCATTACTCCTGCTACTTCTCGTGACCACGATTTATTGCGTTTAGGTGTCTGTGTCATAATTATGCCTAGTTATACGTATAGTGTACGAAATGTCAAGTGCTAAGTTACAGCATTGCAAACTATTTACAGATGCCATATTATAGGGATACAAATGATCTGCTTATGTTCCATATAAGGCACATATACTCATTTAATGTATCACGTATGATACATGTTACTGAGCAGGAACTTATGCAAGCAGCATTTTAGCTTCTTTGGCTCTACGTTTAGTTAAGCCATTAAGTACGACTAAACCTTTATCTGTACGTTGTTTGTTCCACTGTAGCATAGATTTAGCTGCAGCTTCCCAATTACCCTTATTGATATGCTTAAGCATGGTGGAACTACGGAAGTTACCTTCACCCAAGTTAAACACAAAGCCACACAAGCCATCATATTGTGATTGAGTCATTGGAACAGTTACAGATTTGTTAACACAAGTCTCAACCCACTGCAAGTCTTCACGAAGGAAGGCCTCAGCTTGTGCTTCACTAATTGTGGTACCTAGCTTGACACCCTTAGTGTGACCATATCCAATAGTAGGAACATCATGCTTAGTAGGCATGTAAGCTTGTAGCTTAAGCTTCTCATAGGACTTAATGTGGTCAATACCAGCTTTACTGATACGCATTACTTGCATAGCTTCTCACCTTTGTATTCGTTCCACTTAATGCGTTCCTTGCCTTCAAAGCAATCATCTACACTAAGTAAGCCTTCCTTCATCATGCACCACTCTACGTATTGCAAAGTGTACTCTTCACCGAAGTGAGCATTGAGAGCAGTACGAGTGTAGAACACATCACTATGAGGTAAGTGAATGCGTCTCAGTATAGTCTCAGGATTACGTGAGTTGTAAGCTTTAATGAGGTCAGCGTAGAAGTTCTCTAGTACACGGTCACTTGTGTATGTTTCTCTACGAGTAGTGTTATGTTTAGCCATTGTGTTAGTGTCACTTTTCTTAGTTAAGCTATCTTTAAGTCTAACTAGGAGAAGTGTTACTTAAAGTTTTAGCTAGTATGTTTCGCTTAAGCTCAACATGGAAGTATCTCACCCCTGATCCCCTCTCAAGGACCAGAGTTTTCACCCCTCGCGTATAGTATTAACGATTTTCGCTTCCAAGTCAACAACAAAATGAGCATTGAAATAAAAGTTGATCATAGAAAGTACTTGACGTTGATTTCATTACACTATTTGTGTTACTGAATGTTACAACATTGCAATAAACTGTAACATTTTGTGATCAAAGTAATGAAAATAACACTTGACATTTAGCTTTTCTTTAGTTTCAGCGCCTATAACACCACAAAATAGCTTCACATAAAGGCTTGAATTTTCCATTTCGTTGCAGAATCAGCCTAGAAAGTGTCAGAAAAGTGCTACTGGTCCAGTGGGTACGGGGGGTGTAGCCTTTTTATTGCTAGTTATCTAGTATGTTAGTGCTCTACTACTGCCATAACATAGCACTTTTGTGTAGTGCAAGGTGTAAAGTGTCAGAAAACAGCATAAATATTACACCCCTGCTCACAAAATGTTACAAAGTGTTACAACATTAATGGAATTACGTGATCATTTAGTGTGTGGAGGTACTACTATAAAGTATAATGATATCAACAGCTTAGTAGTAAAGGCTTGAATTTTTCACTTCTGTGTAACTGTGTGTATACGTTAACGCCACAGGGTGCCATGCCCCATGCCCGGCATACCCGCATTGCCTTCCTGCATCATGTTAGGCCATTGCATAGACATTGCACTAGCTAAACCACTGGAAGCATTAGCTTTTCCATAGCACTAGGAATGCGCTGGATAGCATTTGTGTGTGTTTTTGCATAGTGTTTCGGACTAGGCCAAGACTTCTGTGCAATCATGCACAACAGCTACTACACATCCATAAAGCTGAATCTATACCCTACCCATACGTATGCGCGCATAAGTATATACTACACGCGCGTTATCTTATGTTTTCACGGGAATAGTCACATTCATTTCTTTGCATATAACTTTTCTTCTGACCTATACTTTCGGATAGCTTGTGTATCGTTTAGTTATCGGCTTTAAGTAATCCATCGAAAGACGCTACCACCCAAGAAAACCAGACGCTACGGTAAGACGGACTGACTAGGTGGAAGCGATAAGGGCTAGGCGCTGGCAATCCAATGGCGCTAACGACAAGACGAAAATAGATGTTGACACGGTAAGCGGTTCGGTTCTAAGGTTGGAACACAAGACAAAACGACACTAAGCCTAAGCAGGAAGTAAGGCACCTGCGACAACAAATGCTAGCTTGCTAGCTGTGCCTGTGCTCTTTTACATGATGTTAAGTCAATGACTTGCGGCTTGGCCTAGTTGATACTCGAAAGAGTGGATGCGATAATGGTGCGTAGCGTAGCCCGCAATAGACAAGGAAACTAGGGCGTAAGGACTGCGCCGACTAAATAAAAGGCTTAAAACCATAGGCGCAGAAAATAGGGCTATTGATAAATAGCTGTGCTATTGACAAGTGAAGCGATTGCGCTTTATCAATGAATAGCACACAATGGAGTAAATGCTATGATCACTGAATCCAAGCTGATCCTTCCCAAGTTTGACAATGACGGCAAAGATTTGTCACAACAGATTGCACATGTCGAGGATGCAATTCTGCAACAGTTTGGCGGATACAATGTCGCTGCATCAAGGGGCGCATGGCGTGACGACAAGACGGGCAAGGTGTATCGTGACGAATGCCTGACCTATACCATTGCAGCGGAGTGGCCTTTGCCTGATAACGCTATAGCCTTGCGTCAAATCTCTAGCTATGCTTGTGCAATCATGCAGCAAGAGTGCATCTATATGTGTCTTGACGGTCAAGTTGAATTTGTGGAAAGTTACGTCTTGGAATAACAGTTGCTAGGTAACTAGCTGTTGACTTAGCGGTAGCACCTGCTAAACATAAGGTGCTACTTCATAAGCTAACTAAGGAACTACGATCATGTATCAACGCGACTGTATCGCTATCAGCAACCACGCTCAAAGCCATGCCCAAGGTTTGCTTGACGTTATGGCTTTCACTTTCTGCACCATTCAGACGCCACTAAAGCGTTGCCTTGATCAAATGCAAGACATTCGTGCTAATGGTGCTGATGCCGTAGCTTTGTGGGGCGCTAAGCGTGATGGCTACAAGTATGCTGTGGCTAATCTGCAACATCTTCATGCCGATATGCTGATGCACCTTGACAAGGGTGACGCTGTGGGTGCTATGCTGACAATGCTGAATGAGCCATGCTTGGGGCTTGTCAAGGCTAGATCGGAAGATCACACG